GGCTGGGCAGGCTGCACCCCCTGCATCATCATGGCCTGTTGGCGCATCTTTACGGTGTCGGGGTCAGGCACAACCTTGTCCACGTTCATATCCAGAGTCTTAGCCGACTCGCGTAGAATCTCCGCTCTACCCTCCATCCCTATGATCTGCATGTCGAACTCGTTAGCCGTCGACCGCAGGAATTCATCTCTACGCACCTGGGCGGACTCTTTAATCATCATGCTATTCATGCCGCGAGCAACAATGCGAACATCACCTTTAAGGTCGTCGGTTTTGGCATAGCGCATGTTGTAGTAGTGCAGGCGTTCCAACAAGGGGGTCATAACAAACCCATCAATGTTAGCTACGACCTGTTTCAACACCTTACCCGCGTGATCCATTAGCATAGACATGCCCGACGCCGTGCGACCCACGCCGCCCGTGGGGGCGCTGCCTGTCATGTAGCGCGGTATGCCGGTGTACTCATCGGCCAGGACAGAAAATTTCTCATAGATCCCCATAAGCTCCTGGGCGTTGGAGTTCGGCTGGAAGAACCCAATCGGTGGCGATGCGCCACCTGCCGGGTCACTGATGACCTGATGGATTTTCCAAGGGTAGAGGTTGGTAATGTCCTCCCCTGGTGGCAGGCGATCCACGTTAACATAGACCTGCGGCCCCGACGCGATACCCATGTTGTTAGCCAACGCACGGGCGGCGGCGTTACACATATCCTGCGAGTCCCGCACTAAGTCAGCCGGGGAGTTACCCCAGAACGACCCTGGCAGCTCTTCATAGCTGGTTTTGTAGTAAGGTCTGCGACCCAACGGATCCGGGTTGATGATCGCCTTGATAACCCAAGAGCCGATCAACCACGCCTCCACTTCATACTCCGCCAGCGGATCAGTCACCTCCGCCTCGTCCATCCCCCACTCCAGCAGCATCTTTCCTTGTACCGACCCCCAATACTGCAACGCATCAATCAACTTACCTGGGTTATCATCCAACCCAGATTTTCCAGACACACCCTCAATGTCAGATCGCGCCGCCGTCCACTCCACTAAACCACCGCGAGAGTGTTCATCCAGCACGGCGCGGATTGCCCGTTCGTCGTAACCATCCACACCGACCATTGCGTGAAGATCTGAACGGGACAGGGAGTGCAGTTCCAACAAGTCACCATCATCTGGCGTCTCAGCCTGCGGCGACGGGTACAAACGAAACGGGTCAACCCTATCCCACTCTGGCACTATAACTTCCTGTGTTTGGGCTTCCCACCCCTCAGCCCCCTGCACCCAAGTTAACTTAGCCCGCTTGCGGATAATCGGCCCCTTCAAGATGGCGGCGGGGAACGTCGCTATATCGTCGAAAAACTGAGACAGCGCCCGAAGGAAACCCCCCTCGATAAGCTGATCCTCCATCCGACGCTCTATAGCGTCGGTACGCTCTACCGCCTCTTCTTTGAGCTTGGCGAGCATCTCCTTGCGCTGCTCATCAACCAACTCCTGCATCGCAGCGGGTGGTATGGGGTTCCCCGACATCTGCGCCATCATCATGACTTCATCAGCGGCGGTGGATATCTTCTGCATCATGTCCGGCGGCAGATCGGGCACAGGCGTCGGTGTTATAGACCAGGGTTTCTCCGTCCCACGCGCGACCAACACATCGCGTAACCAGCTCGACACGGCACGGCACTTAGCCGCCGTCAGCATCATGTAAATCTCTGACCCGCCCGTCGAACGGATCGACATCAGCTTGTCCGGCTCATACTCGCCCTTGCGCTGACGCATGGACTTCAGCATGCGTTGCTCGACATCATCCTTCGCTGATACGTTGTCATCCCAGGCCGCACGAATATGGGCGGCTAACCCACGCATCACGGGCTGCTGGTTGGCTCTATCGGCATCGATCTTCTGCCGCGCGATCAGTGATGCAGCGGACTCCGCCTGCATAATACCACCCAGGCTCATCGCCCCCTGGCTAGGCATAGGAACGACGCTGCTCATAAGTTACACCCACACATAGTTGACCCGCTTAATGTCGCGCCGCTGTGCATGACCCGCATAAGACCCACGAATCTGGTTGCCTTCAATGACCAAGCAGGCGTATTGCGCGGCGTCGTGACAGTGCGAAAAGGAATTTTTCTCTGGTTTTGCGTCCTGGCTACCGATTTTGTTCACTTTATACCGATAGCCATACTTAAAGCCCCGAATTAGGTTCAAACAGCCAGGATTGATCAAAAACGCGGGTTTTCCGTCCGTATTCATCGTCAGCAAGCGCTCGACGGCCTGAATCCGCCGCTCTGGGTCATTTGTCGCGGGTTTCACGACCTTAAATCCCTCGGCTTTTAGTACATCGACCGGGCTAATCTCTCCAATCTGCTGTTTCGACCACCCTGCCGGGTCAGGAGCCACCAAAAACGCGCACCCGGAGAAGCGTTCAACGATCAACGGCTTGAGTTTTTTGTTCAGAAACGTCTCGATACCCATATTTTCCGACGTTTCTTCGGCTAACACGATCACCTGTCCGCGCACGTTGCGCTGCATCAGCACAGCGGCGGGGGTTCTACCGAAGTCCAGACCGATAATTACCGGGTATTCAGACGCACGAAGCGGCTCATAGGGCGTCTCCGCGATATGGAAGTCCTGAGTGAACGTCTTGTCATAGACCGGCACCCCCGAAAGCGAACGACCGTATCGGCACCGCAGGTACACATCGATGAAGTCTGAGGTCTTTCCGGGGATGATTTCTGGGTAATATTGCGGGTCGAGATGATCAACATTGTCTGCTCCGGGGTTCACATACCACTGGGTATCGTCGTACCCATCGACAGGCTCTACATCGGGGTCTTCGCTGTAAGTGGCGACATACTCATCATAGGCCAGCACTGCGGGGGGTTGTGTGTAGACCGACCAGTTGCTCGGCGGCTCTTCCATCTTGTCCTGGTGCCATGAATCCATGTCCGGCATATTGGTGTCGAACAATGCCCCCGACCGGGTAAACCCGCCATCCTTCATCGATGGGTAGCGCCTCAGACGCATCAAAAGGCCATCCACCACATTCGGGTGCAGCTCGCGCCACTCGTTCCCCCAGAGGAACGTCGCCTCCAGAGACAGCGCCTTCCGCACGTCGTCCGGCGTATCAAGAGCAATGAACATAAACTCAGCCTTAACGCGAGTCCCATCCTCCAACGGCAAGTCCATATAAAAGGTACGCTCGGAGGCTTTGAAAATACCCCACTTCCCAGGCGGAAACCAATCCATGAAGGTTTTCATGGTGGTCGAGCGTAACTGATCGGCGGTATTTCGCACGATGAGGTGGCGAGTCTTCCGCTCACCGTCGTCGTTTGGAGCCTGCGACAACGCAAGCTTAACCAACTCATGAGAACAACAAACACTCTTGCCACTACCAACAGGCCCCGCAATGACGCGCACATAGGCAGGGTCGTTCATGAACGCCCACATCGTCTGAGTCGCTCTGAACTCACTCATCGATACCAACCCATGATGCAATCTCCGCAGTGGGGTCGGCCTGCTCGGCGTTATCGACGTGTTCTATCGTCAGACCTGACTCAGCACCACCAGGAGCAATAATCGTAAGAGATATCTTCGCACCCGCTGCTTCCTTAGCCGCCTTCGGCTCCATATCACCGAACCGAGCGAGGGTCTTAAAGGCGTCAAGCTGCGTGCTGGCGGAAACGTCCGGGTCGTTCATTATCTTATAGAGCTTATGCACGGAGTTGTTGACGATAGACCGGCACCTTGCACGGAACGCCCGACCGTCATCATCCACAACCTGCTTTGCCAGCATCAAGCGCCGCACGAACAGCGGATCGCGGTCGTGCTCTCTAACCTCGTCAGGGTCTACCTCGTAAGCAGAACACAAGTCCTCGAACGACGTTAGCCCAATAGCAAGGTCTATATAGAAACTTTCTGGAAGTGCAGTGGCAAAGGTGCTCATCCAGATATTATGTAATAACAACCAGTGGTTTACAAGCAGGCTTGTGTTAGTTACAGTACCTTATGGCCTACAGCGCGTGTAGGCTCGGCTCCTTGTGAGTCGATCTTGAACCCCAGCCCCAGGGGTACGCGCAGGGGCAAGTAAGTAAATAATCGGTCGAATACTTACTTATTAGAAGTTACGGCGCGTAACAGGTTTTGGAAAATCTGAACTTGTTACGTGTGCGACCCGTAAGGCCCACCCCCACGCCTACCCCCATGGTACCCGCCTACCCCCCTCTCTCACTCTGCATATCGCCGCTAAGGGTGTAGAACCGCTCTCTAACAAACCGAATCCTGCCCAATGTCCCGCCGCGCGTTTGTGTGCGATGCAATAGGACATCATGCGTCTACGGGCAGGTATGTCTAAATGTCAGGCTTAGGCCGCATTATGACATGGCTCATTAACAATTTAACGATGTACCAACCAACCAACCTAACTACTGGAGTAAATCCAATGATCGAAACCAACAAGAGTACAAGCGAACTGATAGCCGACATCAATGTTAATCTTAATGCACGGCATGAAGACGCAAAGAAAATCCAATCGGCGTTGGTGGATCTTCTTCGCAAGGTGTCAGGGATGACACCGCAAGAGATAAACAGCTTACCCGATTGGGTAAGCCTGTTTGCAGGCGAGAAGGCTCTCGCAGACCGCCGTAAGATCGGTACGTGGTTCGAAGCTTTCTCGCCGTTGAAAGTTCAATGGGGCAAGGAAAGCGGCAAGTTTGAACGAGTGAAGTATTGCTCGAAAAAAGCGGCCTCTTTGGTTAAATCGTCTTTCGACAGAAAAGCTTGGGATCTGAACGGCGCAGAGAAGGCGCTGTGGTCTGAGTTCGAGCCGCAGAAGGTCACTGTGGCCAAGGCGGCGAGTATTGAGCTTAAGACGTTAGACCCGCTGTTGCGGGTCATTATCCGCGCCATTGACGAGCGCAACGGGCTGGAAGGGGTAGTAACGGCCAACATGGTGATCGAGGAGCTGGACAGGCTCCGCAATTCGCCAGA